CATGTGAATTATTTACCTTGATTCAAAATCAATACGAAAACAGAAAACTATTTGACATTCCGACTCTACTGGATATTGCACCAGTACACATCTATAAATTCATAGTGAGTATTTCAGACAAGGCATGGTCAAGTAATTTACTAATTAACGATATAGATTTTTTAACATCGAAATATCGTCACGCATTAATCAGTATTGAATTAAATAAATTAATAGCTAACTTCAAATCAGAATCTTTATCTGACAAGGCCTGCGATATTGTTGCAAATGGATGTTTTCAAATTGCAAAACTCGGGATGCTAGAGGAAATACATACATTTACCCCTGAAGATAATGCGGAATGCTTTTTAGATCATACAAATGATTTAACACCAATAATTCCAAGTGGTATTGAAACTATCGACAAATTAAATGATGGCGGATTTAAAAATAAGAGTCTGATCACAATTGCTGGACGTTCAGGTATGGGTAAAACAGGTTTTGCTGTACATCTTGCCCATAACATTGCTTCAAATCACGAACATAAACATGTTTTATTCTACAGTCTTGAGATGACGGCAAGTGATATTTATGAAAAACAATTATCCACCATCCTAAAAAAACAAGTTTCTACAGCTACCAAACAAGAGCAGTTTAATGCCGTGGCAAAGGCGTCTGAAACACGTTTTACGATACATACGAAGCCATTAGCATCAATTGACTACATAGAGGCTAGCGCACGAATTACATCGGTTAAAACGCCTTTAAGCGTTATTGTTGTTGATTACTTAGGAATTGTTCAAAATAAAGCAAAATTAGAATGCCACGCATTAAGACAAGCGGATATTGCATTGAGACTTTCTGCGTTAGCTATGGAATTAAATTGTATTGTTATTGCCTTAACGCAGGTCAATAGAGACTACGCAACACGTGGCAAAGACAAGGCTCCTATAACATCTGATGCCGCTGATTCAAGCGGAAGTGAGAGATCATCTTCATACTGGCTCGGAATATACCGACCGAATGTTGACGATGACTCAGAGCCTGAAAATGATTTCATGATTAAATGCCGAAAAAATAGATTTGGTAAAATTTGGACTGCATATTTTTCATTTAGTGAAGGAATCTTCAAGGAAGTAAATCAGTATATTTATACGGCCAGACCAATGACTTCTAAGAAAGGAATAGATAATTACAAAAAAACTACATAACAAAAAGCCGGTTAATCACCGGCTAATTATTTTACCGCATTCAATACATTCAAAAATCCCGTTACCTTCGATATACGGATGCTCGCAATAGTTGTCGATTAGGGATTGGATTTTTTTACGCAAGTTATGAATCATTTTTCCATGCACAAAGAAAAGGCTATTTTGAGCAATCATAATCAATTGCATGATTTGTTTTTCTGATATTTTCATCGCGTCCCCAGTTCAAGCTCGGATATGTCGAGATTAATAGATTTATCCTGTAAAAGTTTTCCGCATCTGCCACAGATTGCTCTAAACAATTCTCCTGGCATAATGAACCATTCCATATCACAACATATGACAGATAGTTGCTTATCCTTCGCTATGCCCACATCGTCCTGACAATCGCAGCAAGAGTATGGTTCATTGCATTTTGTGCAGCATGTTGGGAATGGTATGTTAATATTGTCACATGATTTTTCTGTTACAGATTCATCACGCAATGAAGTCCAATGTGATATTTGTGCGTTGATTAGCTCGGATTTTGATTTATAACAAATTGATTCGATTGCCTCTTGACCTTCACCTGAATAAACAATCACATCATCAATGATCTCAACACTACTAACCTCGAAACTTTCAATATGCTGAAAAGGTAACATTTCACGTTTGACGATATATTCTGTAGCCATATATAGAATGTCACCAACTTTATATTTAGGCGCTGGCTTGGTTAATTTTTGAAAATGAGATATGCAACCATCAATATGATCAAAACAAATTTGTAAATAATTAATATAACAATTTATTATATTACGACCACCACCAAACACAACGTTGTATTCAATGCATATAGGAATATTTGTCTGTTTATGATACTTTTCAGCCAAATTAGATGCGATTTTCAATTTTTCGTAGTCAATCATGTTTTTCCTTGTTTATATCAAATCCACACCATGTACAAACGCCATTAATGACATTTTTTTATGCTCTTCCTCAATATGATTGATTTTGATTAACCAGAGCCATAGCCAAAGCAAGAGCCATAGCCAAAGCCAGAGCCATAGCGAGAGCCATCGCCATCGCCAGATCCAAAGCCATAGCCAAAGCAAGAGCCATCGCCAGAGCCAGAGCCAGACCCAGAGCCAGACCCAGATCCAAAGCCAGAGCCAGAGCCAGAGCCAGACCCAGAGCCAGAGCCAGAGCCATATCCAGACCCAGATCCAAAGCCATAGCCACACCCAGATCCATCGCCAGACCCACAGCCAGAGCCATCGCCAAAGCCATAGCCGTCGTTATTTAAGCCTTCCATTCTATCGTTTCCTCAATAGATTTTTTAGCGATCAAACTCACATCTAGAATTTCTATCACTTGCAACAGTTCAACGCGATCAACAGAGCATGGGAATTTACATTCATTAGGGCATGATGTACCTTGCATTGCCAGTTGGGACAATGATGCGGCTCCTGCCCAATACCAAAGTCTTCTAGCGTTGGTCATTATAACTTCTTGGCCATTTCTTGATTCTATATAACCTGCAAATACCCCAGCCGAGAGAGTGCGTACAATTTTATATTGAGATTCTGTTGGCAATATTTTTTTAACATATGTTTCACCATTAATTACTATTTCATTCATTTTTATTTTCCTAAATTGGTTAATTCGGTTAATTTTTCGATTAGGTCGTCTATACATATGTATTCAAACCCTTGATAATACCCATTAATTTTGATTTCTAAAAAATAAGTCATTCCTTTTGTAATCGAATTATAAAATGTTGTTTTTATTAAAATGTTGTCTAAATTTAAAGCTAATTCATGCGCAATTTTCAATTTATCGTAGTCAATCATTCAACACCTTCCCTCAATCTTATCAGTAGTACACACAATATTAGGACATTTAATAACCCACTGATAACAGTTACCTCCTGTTACAGCTGTACATTTTGTACTAAACTGCATGTGGTCTCGTTCCCATGAGCTGTACATCGTTTTGTATTCGTCCCATTTTGTTTTAGCCATTGTTTCGCATTCTTGAGGCGTTGCTATGTTAGATACAACATCCAAACCTTTTCGTGAGTCATATGTATCTAAACGCCATGCATTTGCATTTCCTGACAACATCAAAACAAACGTAATTTTCATAATTTTTTTAAAATCAATCATTATTATTTTCCACCATTCCAGAGCCCAAAACCCAATTTTCATCATCGCTGGCTTTCATGCTTAAAAATGTGCTTATGGCATTAATGCGAGATAAAATATCCTCTCGATGAGAGAAAAAAAGCTGATTAAATGCATCTATTCTTACTCTATTGGTTTGAATTGCCAATTCTATTGCAATCAGCCGCTTTTCAAGTTCATCGTTTTTGTATACTGTAAAATCATTGCTCATTACTCTTGCTCCGTTTCAATGGGATGGTTCTCAAGATAACTGATCGTGTCGTTTAATTGTTGATGCATCTCTTCTATCGCCTTTCTGCAATCGTGAAGTTCAAGTGAAAAATAACTCAGCGAGTAAGCCGCAACAAATATCAGGAATCCAATAAATATCATTCTAATTAATGTCATTTTCCTTCCATCCTTTTCTGTAAGTGAATATCGGGGTAACGATGATTCCTTACATAATCATCCAAGTGAGTTAATTTATTAAGCACATAGGCTAGAGCCTGCATAATTGACTCATATTCACTTTGCTGCGCTCCATTATATTCATTCATTTCAGTATAAGGCGTGCCAAATATCTCATTGGATTTTTTTAATGCTTCATTCCTAATCTTATCTCTTGGTGTTAAGTATTGCTTATCAAATTCAGTCACTTTTAACTCCTATTGTTTATAAATTAACTAGACAACAAACCCAGTCTACATATAGGCTAAAGGCCTTTATTTACAACTTTATCCACCGTTTCTGTGGATAAGTTAAAAAAATCCTCCCCCTTAATCTCTAACCCATATTCTTTCGCAACAGCGATTAATTTCAAAGCTGTTTCATAACTTGGCCTATAGATTCCCCTTTCATAATTTGAAATCATCTGGCGGGTAACATCAGCTTTCCACGCCAATTCATCCTGTGACAGCAATGCATGTATTCGTAACCTCTTAACTATTGATATCATTTAATCTCCTTGACACGATTATTCTATAATAAAGTATAGTTTGTGTAAAGTATGCTTGACATTATAAATGGATATGTTAAACTATCTACGAAATAACAAAACGATACATTACATAACGAGGACAACATGACTAACAGAACATTTGAGCAGCCCATAATGGAATTATCACATAGCGTGGTATTTGAAAAAGCCAAGATCATAAACGATCAATATACCCTTTCAATCGATGATTTAACCGCAACAGAAAAGCTCGCTTTCATCAATCAAATTGTAAAACTCAATGCTAATATGGACACTTACATTCAGGAATGCATAGACGATGCTTGTCAAGATCGTATGCATGCTGAATCTCAATGGTTTGGAGGCTGGAATGACTAAGGATTTTATTACACCATACGAACGGGTAAACAAACCATTATCAATCAACTGGATTGATGTGGTTTTTGTTATCGTCATATTGTTATTAATTGGCACCGCGCCAACTTGGCTATAAGGAATAGATACATGAGCAATGCAATTTTAATACTTGGTGATTCGGGAACGGGTAAATCAACCAGTTTCAGAAATCTGGATCCCACTAAAACGTTTATTATTAATGTTTTAGACAAGCCTTTACCTTTCAGGGGTTATAAAGCAAATTATACGAAACTGTCTCCTGATGGATTGACAGGGAATTATTACGAAACTGATGATCATGAAGCAATCAAGCGCGTCATTAAATTAGTAAGCCTAAAACGTCCCGATATTACTAACTTAATCATCGATGATTTTGGTTTTACAATAACCAATACATATATGAGACGTTCACGGGAAACAGGATTTACAAAGTTTGCTGATATCGGCAGGAACGCATGGGAAATTATAAGCTCTTTAAGAGGCCTAAGAGACGATTTAAGCTGTGTTGTTACCATGCACGTAGATATTGACATGCATGGACAATATCGTCCTAAAACAATCGGAAAGATGATTGATCAGTATAATATCATTGAGGGAGCCTTTACTTTCGTATTTCAATCTGTACTTGTCGAAAATCAATATAAATTCATTACCAATAATGATGGTCTACATATGGCTAAATCATCCATGGGTTGTTTTGATGATCTCTATATCGATAATGATTTAAACGAAATAATAAAACAAATTGAAACATATAATCAGGGACTATAAAAATGAAACTATATGAAATTACCAACGAATTCCAAAACGTATTTAATCAATTCAATGAAGAGGGTGAACTATCAGAGGATATGCACGAAAAATTGGATTTGTTCCAAGCTGATTTTGAAAGCAAAGCGCTCTCAATTGCTGCCCATATCAAGAACTTGGAAGCCGAGGAAGCAGCGATTGCAAACGCCATGAAAGATATGGCTGCACGTAGACAAAAACTAACCAGCCAAGTGGACTCCTTGAGTAGTTATTTGCAATTCAATTTGCAGCAAATGTCTATCAGTGAAATTAAGTCGTCTTCTTATTTTAAAATTAAATTGCGCCAATGTCCTCCATCCGTGGACGTATTTAACGAAACATTGTTACCACCTCAATATTTTAAAGAAAAAATCGTGAAGTCAGTCGATAAAATACTATTAAAACAAGTTTTAGCCGATGGAATTGAAGTTCCTGGCGCTGTCATTCAACGTAAAATTAAACTGGAGATCAAGTAATGAAATACACACCCTATAGCGAAGCTGAAATCCAATCCATGAACGTCATGGAAGCTGGAGTTTATACATTCCAAGTTATGGAAGTCATTGTCACAGACCAATATAACAAGATATTGCGTGATAAAAACGGAAATGAGATGGCAAAACTTAAATTATTGGTTTGGGATAATGTTGGCCGTGAACGTGTGATTTTTACGTTCATGACTGGAGACGGTTCATTTGCTTATAAATTTAGGCATTTTGCGAAGTCTGTAGGAATGATACAGGAATATGAGTCTGGAACCTTTCAGATTGAAAGCACGCAAGGATTGTCAGGAAAGGCCGATATCGTCATTAAAAAAGGAACCATGAAAACAGATGGTTCGGGGGAAATGTGGGCTGATAGAAATGATGTGAAAGATTTTGTTGGTGAAGGAGCTTCTATACCAGGCAAAGGAAATCTTGAGTATAACGGGAATCCTACTCCGCCACGCTCAGCACTTAATCAACCGCCTTTAGCTGAACCTGACGATTGCATTCCGTTTTAATCATATCAAAAAGAGGCAGGAAACTGCCTCTTATCTCCTGCGCCTAGCCATAATCTTGCCATAACCACCCATTGTACTTGCTGCAAATGTTAAATTAGCCCGCAAGTATACCGTTGCTGTAGTGGCCGTTGCTACTGAAATCCTACACGCATTTATAGGTACTACCATTGCAATACCGGCGGCAACGCTTGTATTAAATGTGCTTAATGCCGTACCTACGGCTGGAACAGTAGGCAATGCCGCGCTGATGTTTAATCCCGCTGAAATTAATGATGTGGTTGTTCCTCCTGCTGGAGCACTCCAGAACTCCCCCCAAACATCATAATCACCTGGTTGAAGAACGATATTTGCAATTGTAGCCTCTACAGTGCTTGTTAAGGAAACGGCAGCGCCAACCAGTACAATCACACTATCCAACTCTCCAACGCTTCCGGCTGCTGCACTATCGTTTGTTTTAGTGCCTATAACGCCGGATGTTGATGTAAAGGTTATGCTTGACTGAGTAATTGCACCACCATTAGCTGATAATAATAAATTTGCATAAGCACCAATTAACCCCGCCACTGTGGTTTGAACTTCATTGAATGTATTGGCGCTATCACCACAATAAACAATGTCTGATGGGTCTAATGTTGATTTTAATGTAAAATTTTCTAGTCTTACGTTAGCCATTTTAAATCCTGTTTTAGTTTGTTGTAACAGTACATGATCGAGCAACCAATGTCGCTTTTGCAGCCAATCCTGTAGCGCTTGGTGCTGAGGAGGTTCCGCCTGATAGATTGATAGTTTTGCTGCTATAGGCTGTGGTTCCACCTGTGCCATCTAGGGCTGCTAGTGATACTAGAATGCCGTCAACGCTGGCTTGATTAAGTTTCGCACCAGTTAACGTAAAGTTTCCCCCCACTGTTTTTAAAGTAGAACCTAAGGAGAATGTAACCATGTTTGCGGCGGTGAACGTAACCGCGCCACCAAATGTGATGATCGCTGGGAAGTTAAGAGTTGCTAAAGCTGCAAATGATGCTGTAACCGCACCTGTTACCGTGGCAAGATTGGTAAAAGTTGCTGTTGTAACTAAGGCCATGGTTGTTGACCATGTTGAACCCATAGTAACCAAAGCAGGCAGACTTAGTGTGGTTAAAGTCGCAGCAGTTAACCCAAAGGCTCCGGTGATTGTTGTCAAGTTAGTTAGGGTTAATGTGGTTAATGCCGCAAGTGTTGGGCTGAAAGTGGTACCAATATTAACCAATGACGACATACTTAATGTAGCAATCAATGTTCCAACTGGCGTTAACGCAGTACCAATCGTCGTTAATGCATTGGCCGTTATGGATGTACCAGATGCCATATTAGGTGCGAATGAAGCCCCGCATGTTACCAGTGCAGGTAAACTTAATGCCACTAAAGAAGCAAGAACGGGTGCAAAATTTCCTGTAGCGGTATGGAGACTTGTTAAAGTAAGTGTTGTCAAAGATGCAAATGTTGCAGTGGTTGCGGCTGCGATTGAATATAAATTTGGTGCAGAAAATGAAGTGATTGAACTTGCTGTCATTCCGAAACTGCCATTCATCACTTTTAGCAATGGAAAGCTCAATGACGTTAAAGAGTTGAGAGTTATATTTGCGCTGGGCATAGCCACTAAGACAGGGAAACTTAAGGATGTTAATGTGGCTGGAAGACCAGTTATGGATCCTAAAATAGATTGCAGCGCAGGAAATGATAATGACGTCATCACATTGCTACCAATAAAAACACCCCCTGATATGGTTATCAGGCTTCCTGCTGTGAAAGTGGTCAAATTATCATATTGAATTGAAATATTATCTATGGAGATAAGCGATCCAAGATTTAGAGTTGTAATATTCGGCTCGTAATTAGTGGAACTCATGACGCTCAATCCCGCAAGGCCATTGGTTGCTGTGCCATTTGGGGCAATTAAACTACTATTAAATGTAGAATATAAAAAAGGCGTGTAAGCAGTGCCTACAATGGATATTCCAGATACTCCAAGAGAAGATATTGCAGAATTAATTAATATAAACCCCGACAAAGCATCAGAATAAATAAACTGATAAATCCCATTTAAAATAATCTCACCCCCACTCAACGCCGCACCATTAGACAGCAAAATAGGGTGTGTAATGCCGTTAACTGTCAATGTAGATGCGCCGGTATTGGCATGGATGGCCGACATAATTACTTCAAATCCACTTAGAATACTGGAAATTTGAGCTGGTAGTATATTAGCTATATAAGCATTGGCAACGCCAGTATCTAAGGCATAATTATAACCATTGGCTTGAACCTCAAATGTATTTGCAGTCGATATACTAGGATTAACAAGCTGAAACACGTTGTCTGCCAAGTTATAGATGCACAGGTATTCTGTTGCCGTGGTAATGTCATTAGGCGCTAAACCACCTGACCAGCAAACGATGGTTACTGGAGTTAATCCATTTACTGATAAAGTAGGCGCTTCAATTGTGTTACTTTTGCTTCCTGAATAAAAAGTAACGATCATACCATCCGTTAAAGACGTAACAGCAGGAGTCAAAGTGACTGTAAACGCATTGCTAGAGCCGCCAAGTGCTGCAAAGTTAAAGGCGCTTTTTTGTACTTGCGCTTGCTTTGCATATAGATTGTTCATTGAAGCACCGCTAATTGCAGCGTCATTACCTGCTGCGTAGGGTGATTGTGAAATATAAAGCAAATCAGTAGGTAAAATGGTAGTGACGGGATTAGCGTCATATATCTGTTTAAGCGTCTTTGACATGATGAATCCTCAAGCGAGTATTAAATACTCATTGTCTGTGAGTAAAATGGGTGTGCCATCGGTTAATAATAAATAACCTATTTCTGGTGGAGTAATAGCACTTAATTCATAAATCAAAATAGGCGGCGTATGAATCAACCACCATGAGTAATTCATCATGACAAGTCCTTATGGAATGTTTGTTGAACCGTATACCAAACCTGTCGCTGTAGTCGTTCTTAGCGTCCCATTGACTGTGGCACTTGTCAAAATCCGCTTGGCAGCAATAGGATAAATTCCCCCAGCAATGGCACCAGGCAACCATTGAGGTATTTCATTGCTATTCATGTAAACAATATCGCCCGCTGTTCCTGAAACATAAATATAAATGGATGGTTTAGGAAAGTTTGTATCTATCGTTGCATAATCAGAATAACCAAACGCAAAACCCCAACTAATCATTTTATACTCGCTTATTGATCAAGATAGATAACATCATATGCCACTTCAGAAATTAAATCACTATCCAAAGCAAGCACCAAAGTCTGATAAGATTTTACCCCATGAGAAGACCAGTCATGAACTGGATTATCTTTAAACTTACCCATTTTATCATCATACGTCTTTTCATAATGCGATATACAATCAATCAAACGCTGAGTATTTTCTTCATTAAAGGTGGTCATGTAGAGCTTTTGGCGGATGGCCTCAATCGCCACTTTGTGCGAGCTGGGACGCTTAACAATAATGCCCTGTTCTCCCATCTCAAATAAATAATCCTGAGTATTTTTAAGGCCGTCATTAAAGTTTCTATTGGCTCCGTCATGAGGCACAAAATGTGTTCTAAAGGTCAGATTGCGTGCATTACAAAAACGTCTTATCTCATCCACATAAAATGATAAAGCTCTATTATTGTTTTCTATATACCCAATAATAGATGGCCAAAGTTTCCCAGCTCGGCTTTCAAATTGGGCAAGTGTAATAGCTGTATAATCAGAAACGCCAATATCATAAAAAGCATACACGCCTTTATTCGGTAAATAGTGACCTTTAGCAATTCGTTCTGACTTATGAATTTCATTAATCGCCATAGCAAAATATTTGGTTTCTTCATTTATCTGTACGTTCCCATAGTATTCTTGCTGAATAAGGTATTCAGGCATCCCTGCTCGCCTGTCTTCATCTACATCGGCATCAGTGATATAGGGTTTCCCATCTTCATCTACTAACGTATTAATGTTCTCTTCTCGACAAAACCAGAGAGGATCTTTTTCATTCTTCTTTAACATCCAGTAAAAATGATTCATACCGTCATAAGTGGATTGACCAAACAACCAACCCCCATTCTGACGCAATACAGGCATCATGGTATAAAGCACTTTCGGATCGCTAAATGCCAACTCAGCAAATACAATCCCACGTGGATTCGTACCCCTAAGTTTATCAGGGTCAATATCGCATCCAACAACCCATATAAGGCTGCCATTGGTTAAATGAATGGTCATGTCCGCATCATTGGGTTTTCGTGCCAGCAATCGCTTGGGAATCATTTCTATGAACTTAATGCTGTTGCCAGTACTCAAATCCAGCATAGCCCCTTCCCACAATATTTTGCGTGCGCGAACATTCGTTGGGTATGCCATGATGTACATGCCTGGTGAACTGATGGCGCAATCTATAACAATATTCCAAGTCGTAACCTCTTTGCCCGCACGGCGTGGCCATTGCACGATTAAACGCTTGGAAACATTATTGATTAAGGTATCACGCGCTTCAAGTTGATAGGGTCTGAAATTAACGTAAGGAATTCTGATGGCATAACCATCTTGCCAGTTTACATGTAAATTGTTCTGTGCATCCCTTGTTAATTCGTAGGAACTCATTGAACGTGTAGAATACACGCTCAATGCCTTATCCCGCATGGCTTTTGCTTCTTGTAAAACACCCATTATGTTAAGTCTTAATAATTTCAGTAACAATATAAGCCGATTGTACAATATTAAATGGTGACGGTGTGGCCGCACCTGTTGAACCTGTACTGGCAGCCGACTGGGGATTAACCAAGTTTGCGGCTCCTCCTGATGTTGCTCCAATTCCTGGCAATGTTGTTTGAAGATATGTATGAGTATGTGCAGGAATTTGACTAATATCGGTTAAAGCCTCGGTTTCACTACCACCCGTATTTCCTACGACATTACCAATGGTCGCTGTTCCAGAGCCACCCACACCCATAGCTACGCGCCGTCTTGTATCAGGCACTTTAAAATTTGCACCCGATCCGCCCCATAGATAACCAATTGCAGCAAATAATGCAGGATAAGTAGCCGTTGCATAAGTGCTGCCATCACACAACAAATAACCGGTTGGCGCTACAGTTCCATAAAATTTGATGCCACTTCCTGCTGGTAATGCTTGATCAACCGCTGTGGTTAACAAAGCCAATTGAGCTGCCACAGTCGTGGGAACCATATTATATGTATCATAATAACCAACTAATGCCGCTCCATTCGTTACCGGTTGTTCATTTGCTAATTCAGACCGTAATGTTGATGTATCAGCCGATTGCTCCAATGTTGCTGCTATGACACCATTTGATGACCCATACCATACCTGACCAGCTGCCAATACAGGAATTTGAACATTAGCCGCAATCGTACTGTCAGGCAAATAAGAGTTGATAATGTAGGATAAATTTCGTTCTAATGTGTAAGATTTATTCTGCTGGGATATCAAAAGCAGTTTATCAAGAGCCGCATCAAGCGTTATACCAGAAAAATTTACCGCATTAGCAAACTCAACATCCAATGATGCAGATACATTGCGTACAATTGTTACAATATAACCCGATGGTGGTATATGACCGCCTAAAAAAGTAATGTTTCCGCCCGTAGTCGGATCGGGAATATTCGGTGTATATGTATATGCCACATTCCATTCATTAATATCTGTAGCAGGAACTGGCGGAGATGCCGCCGCCTGCGTGAACACATCCAAATCAGGCGTGCCATCTACTTCAATCGGTGTATAAAAAGGAACAACATACTGGGTTGTTATTCCATCAGCCACATATTGAACAATTGTATTTTGCTGCGGTAAATCTGACATGGTATATCCTTAAAAAAGTGAATGTTGGCCTGGTTCAACATAGGGTTTATTGCCAAGGAAAGCGTCAACAAATGGCGATATACCAGGTAGTGTTGCCATTGGGTTGGCTACATTAATAAACTCCTTGGCAGCAGCCTGAGCGCCCTTTAAATCACCGTTAGCTAATGATAAAGCCGTACTCAACGGATCGTAAACAAATTTCCATTGAGGCGTACCAAAGAAAGACCCCAATGCTGTCTTGGATGTTGAATTTCCATTCATGATAGAATTGAATATACCAAATCCACCCGATGATAATTTAAGGAAAAACTTCGCTTGCTCACCTCGGCTCATTTTGGTTGGATCGGGCGGTGTCTGTCCCTTACCAAGCGACACAAGCACCTCAGACAATGAAGCCAGCATGATAGTGCCTAACATCTGATTCAAGGCATACATTGCCTTTCCCTGATAACTATCAAAGTCTTGAAACCCTCCAGCCCATACACGCCTAAAGTTTTGAATGGGATATGCTTTAAATTGGGCAAACATCCGCCATAGCACACCACCAATCGTACCAGCTTTAAAGTTACCAGTCGTACACATATTCGTATAAGCCGTAGGATTCAACACTGAAAATTCTTGTGCCGTATCAAACATGGCAAATGCTTTTCTGAATAAATGTGAACGGTACATGGATAATGGGATATTTTGATCGCCCGCATTCCATAAATCCTTTATCTCATCTTCTGATAATCGCTTCACATTATCCGTTGAAAAAAGATTCTTTTCAGTTTTAGAACGCAATGCATCCCATTCTTTAGGTGTGATATCAAATCGATTTAAATAAGATTGCTGTTGAGTATGCAATGCATCAAATGACTTGGATGATAACTTCCCATAGCCTTTCATGATTGGATCCATAGCACTCAATCGAGTACCCCTATCAAGTGCATGCAGTCCTACAGTGGTAAAAAACTTATTGGATAATTTATTTAATGTGGTGCCCATACCACTAATATCAGAAAATCGAGAAATAGTGCCTGAATGAACATTCAGTGATGAATTCATCATTTTCGCTATTTCAATTCTACTTTCGCTGCTAGGAAGTCTATCAAACATATTTACAAATGAATTGATGTAGGTTTTCCAGTACCCCAATCCTGCCCTCATTGAGAAAGCCGCTATGTTAGACGTATCTGTGATTGAAAGGGCTGCAATGCCTCCCAAACGCGCCATAGAGGTCAATGCGCCTACACTCGCCTGAATATTGGCTAGCGTTGAATTAAATGCGCCTTTACTGGCACCCATTAAATTATTAAATAAAGCATCCGTGATATTATGTGCACCCTTTTCAAGTACCGTTCCAGACTCTTTTGCCACTTGAATATGCCGCATTTCCAAATACATTTGTTGAGGATTAGTTCCAAATATTTCTGCAATCCCTGCTTGCTGAGCTGAGGTACTGATATCCTGAAACCATGCTTGATGCAAGTTGCCTTGACCATAAGCCTTATTGGCCATTCCCCAGCTTTTCCAATCTTTGTAAATGTAGAACATGTGACGTGAACGTTCTATCATCTGAGCATCACGTGATATAGCGGAACGGGTAAATAGTGGACCATTTCCCTCAATGATATTGTCATACGTATTGCCTATCATTTCATCAACAATGGCATGATTGATATTTCCATCAATATCAGCGGCTTTTGTGTGTCCAAATGTGGCTTCAATATCAATAAGAGCTTTGTGCATCGGTATCCATGCCTCACGTCCTATCTTTGACATTAACGATTGATCATACATGGCTTTAAAATAGCGGTCTTTGTGCATGGCTGCTGGTGCCATAGCATCCGATTGAATAAGTTTTGCATTACGTGTGAGGGTATATTCTCGCAATGAATCACCCATTTTTTGTATTTCCGGATCGTGATGCCCTTGACCATCAGCTACGGCATAAACACTATCGTCAATATTCCCCTCTTCAAGAGCATTCAAATTCTCTTTCGTGAATGTACCAAACGCCTCATTATGCAATTCCTGCCTTACCGCATTCACAGCCGTTTCAGCATTATAAGCAGTATTGGTCGATGTCTTTTCGATAAAGGACTGAGGCTTAATCCCTTTGGCCATGATTGATTTTATTTCATCATGCTTGCCAATGTTTCTTGCAGCACTGGCCGAGTCATTTAATAAAGATTCCAACTGCTCGGCATTAATTTCCTTGATGGCGGCTTTTCTAGCAAAAGGAACGCCGTCCTTTTGAAGTTGTTTAGCACGCCGTGAAACGTTCTTAATGTACTGTTCCAGTTCTTTGTCAGTAAACAGGTTCAATGCCTGCCGAGCTGTTGCGATACAATCTTTTTTAATGGTCATTATTCACCAAATTGACAAGTTATTAAATCGGACAGGGCTTGCTCACTGGCACTAAACTGCTTGAATTTCATTTCAGACGCTTCAAATTGCTCTTTCGCAAAGTCCAAATCTGATGATTTTACCTTTTGAGTGGATGACTCATCAAAGATAACCTCCGGCGTTACCATTTTTTCATCAATAGCAAGTCCAGCTCTAACTCCTGACTCATCAAACCGCTTAACGATTGGGACGGCCTTCTCAATTCGACTGTGAAGATATCTTTTAACACTATCAGGGTGAGCAAGACGCGAAGCACTAACATCAACCATGTCAGTGAATTTTTTAAGGATTTCATTAAGCGCTTTTTGTTTCGCATTAATAAACTCCATATGAATCCTATCTAATAACACTTTAGCCTCTGGCCATACTTGTGACAAGTCTTCAAGGCGGTGATAATCTGTACTATTTTTAAAATCATTAATTAATTTACTTTCAGGCATTAATTCATTACGCAAATGCATTAATTCATCGGCAGGATGCATTAGTTTAATATCTTTCTCTAATGCTTTTAGTTCAAGATGGCGACCCGCCTGAAATTCACGCTCATATTTTGCCGTGCTTCTGCTTTCAATTTTTTTGATTCGTTCATGTAACTTTAATTTACGCCTAATATTTGATGGCAATGTATAAGGAACCGCTTGGCCATGAAAAACACCAATTTTCTTTAAATGCTGTAAAATATTTTGTTGTGAAAAAATCAATTTCTTTTTAATGCCTTTGGGCAATAGACGACTTAAACTTAAATCAAATGCCTTTAAATCATCACTATTCTTAGCAATCTTTAACCCTAAATTGTGTGCATAGCCTTGAATGGCTGCCAATAAAGCCGGTTGGTTACGCAGGTTTGATGCATTGTTGCCGAGTGCTGTATGAATGATATAGGTGGAAAGGAGCTGATTTTCTTCCTCGCTGAAATTGGTAATGCCTTGGTCGAACAATGCGCTCTTTAAATTCTGAACATTGTCTCGCCCTATGATCTCATGCCAAACCTTACCCGTTGCGCGGTCATAAGGAATTTGTAAGGATTTCAATATTTCCAATCCACCCTCATGAACTTTGGTCATGTCATTGGGGTTTTCAAGGTATTCCAAGTACCATTCATGCATGGCTGGTGTGATATGCCCTAGTTCTTCAGCTTGCTGCAAATGGTCTTGTAACTCTGATACCTGAGCCTGTCTTTCAGCCTGCTGTGCTTTGGTTTCACCCTCTTTTATTGCATTGGCTGCCAGCACTTCGTCATGCTGCTTGAATAGACGGGTCAATTCAGCGTCCAAGGCTTTGCTTTCGGCTTTGGCTGCACGATGTGCTATAACTCCTCTAACACCCTTAAATGCAATGTAACCGGCTGCTAGCGGTGCTGCACCCAATAAGAAACCATAGTTATCAGCACCCCAGTCTTGAATGGCATGACTCGTATCAAGCGAGTTATTTATTGCATTATAATTTTCAGCAAAATGTTCAGGTATGGTAAATGTTTTATAGGAACCGTAAGCCTCTGCAAGACCTGTTCCAATAGCCGCAGCACTAACACCAGGTAAAAAATGACGGGCAGTACCTTCTGCCAATGTTTTTAATGGAACTTGTGTTCCTAGATAAGCCGATAACGCCCCTTCGCTTCCAATGCCAAGTGCTGCTTCTTCTAATCCATAACCAATCGCACCAGCCACGCCTTTTGCAGCTATACCGCCTACAAAACCAAAGGGTAGTGTAGGAATAAGTGTGCCGATGGTACTGCCCACAAAGTTTGATGCATGCTGGCCTAAACCTTGGCGCGGATCGCTTAATGTTTCATTGATATTTGCCAATAACCCAGCAGTTGCACGCCTTCCATCTTCCGTAGATTGACCTGGAAAAATATAATCTTTTAATTGTGCGACTTCTTCAAATGGTTTTACAACGGATGACGCAAATGTTTCGCCATAAGTGGGTTTAGGTGCTAATCCTGATGGTAATGCGACCTGATCTTCACCGCCTAACATTATAAACCCCCGCTTCTATAGTTCCAGAAATTTCTAGGTTTAACTTCTGGCTTATAAAGTTTCTTGAAGGCTTCGGTATCTGATTTCGCTTTTTCCCATAAACTGTTGGTATAAATCTCACTATAAGCAGGCTGACCATACTTATCAGGAACCACAAGGTTATTTGGGAATTTAACTTTAATTCTTCCGCCAGGTGAGCTGACTAATATAGGCGGTGTTGTTGTGAAAATATGATCCACTTCGGCAGGTGTGCGATACTCAAGCAGTTTATCTCGGACAACACTGATGGCATGCGAGGCTAGTACTGATTTTTCGCTGTCGTCCAAAGGCACATTCACGGAATCCATAACATAATTGAATCCTGTTGAGACTTCATACGCACGTTCCATATTGTCCTTGTAGGTTTTTATGTAGTCATCAATATGCTCAAACTTAAAATCATTGTGATCGGATGCTACTTTTTTAATATAACGCATAGCTTGGTCAATCTTAGCTGATGCCAAAGCACCACCATTGGGCTGACGACTCAAGTAACCATTAATAGTTGTTAGTTCGGCTGATAACCTACCTGATAATTTTTTGTCAGAAAACCCTTCTTTATCCGTTGCCAATTGAAGAAACTTCTCTTGACTATCTTTTTTACCTGGTTTCTCACCCAAGGCATCCACTTGCTGTGATGCCATGAGTGTTTCAAGAAAACCCTGATCGGCTTTATTTGTTAAATTTCCGATCTCATACACAGTTAATCGTTTGCGTGGATTTTCGGGGAAAGCATTCATGGCATACATGCGATTCTTGGCGTTTAAAACCTGAATGTTGTTAATGGCTGCATTGATGTTTCCATCCTTGTTAAACCCGTTCTGAATGGGTGTAATCATGGGTAACGGAATGGGTTGGCGCAAATGGTCTGGATAATTCATCCCAATACCCACCATGGCGGATTTTGTAATGGAATCATTCAGGTTTTCAATGGATTGAATACCCTTTTGGGTAGCAACTTCCTGTTCTGTTCCAAAAGGCGTGCTCGCGTCAATGACGGCCTGTCTTTGTACATAATCATTGTGTATTCGAGCACCTTCGGGCGTGCCTGCAATCCAATTCTGATAAGCACCAGGTTGCTCAGCATTCACAAAAAAATTATTTAATCGATTTTTATATCCAGTTTCAGATGCACTTAATTTTTCTTTCTTCTTCAATTCTGCAAGTTTAGATTGCAATTCAGTCCATGACCTACCCGAATTAATGTCACCTGTAGCACGTGCAGCACCCACACCATAATTCATGACCTTATCAAGTTCCGCCACACTCTTTATAGCAATTAAATCGCGTGGCGATACTCGCTCACCATTGGCAATACGAGATTCAATATCGGCACTCGTTAAATGGCCAAAATGATGATCGGCAATCATGGCCGTATCTTGGTTCATTGGCAAATGCGCATTACTTAATGGGATTTGTCCAGGTTCCGTAGCATGCGCCGCACTTAAATCAGATGCGGTTAATATGCCAGCATGCATGCCTTCGAGCAATTCATGCTGAAACTCTAATTCCTTCGTAAACTGTTTATGAATGTTTGCGCCTTCAACGGCTGTAATAATACCTGCACGTACCTGTCCAGCAATCGCTTCATATTGTGCGTGGATTAATATGTCTGCTTTTTCAGGGTTATTAGCTAAATCTGTTCGTATAGATTGAAGTGTATCGCCTAATGATGAAAGAGCGGCGTATTTAGCCTGAGAACGCCCCAAAGTAATGGCCGTTTGAGCTGCTGAAAAGTTTAATCCACGCATTGCGCCTTGAGCCATAGAATCAAGATTTAACTTATCAGCTTTATTTAATGATGCCAGTGATTTTATCTTAGCAATTGTCTGCTCAGCATTTTTGGCGATTGCTTCGGCATGCCCTGGGCTTTTTAGAATCTCAAGTTTACTTTGCGATTCTACGTCTTGAAGCATTCCATGGGTTTGCAATAAGTTAGCCTTTGATGCTTCGTTGGCATAGTCTGTAGCCTTGGCAAAAGACCGCTCTGCAATGCTTCCCAATGTCTGGGCAATGTTATTTTGTCCTTTAGCGAGTGAATTACCTGCAACAGGATTAATAATAGGATTTTTATCCGTCAGTTGCGTGATTTCATTGGCCATTAGATATCCTCAACTTGGGGTAATTTGCCTTTTGTTGGCATTGCATTGCCTAATTGTAACGCTGTAAATGCGAGATTAGCCGCATCTCCAAACAATTGAGCATGCAATGTGGATTTCACATTTTGACGTTCTATATTTAGGCTTTGCTCCGCTATCGATTGCTCAGTATTTTGATTCGATTGTTTCTTGCCTGCGATATTAAATGTTTCGCGCTGAATAGCATTAAAACTGGGCGAATCAAATGAAACACCTCTAGTACTTAACTGCGCCGCCTGCTTACTTAACATCTGATCGGTCAATGCCAAGTTAGCCATGGTCTTTTGTTGGTATTGTAATTGCAATAATTTTGACTGTTGATTGATAGCTGACAAATTAGATTGTTCCGCCTGTTTTTCAGCACTCATTTTACCAACAGTTGCACCAGCGGCAATCGCTACTAATCCAATGGTTGCGGTTTCTACTCCCATGGTCACTCCTAAATGACAGCACTATCTATTTGATACCCAATGGACAATATTTGTAAATCAAATGGTGATGATTGAGTGATCACAATTGAGTCCGGATCGAAACGCGCATACCCTGAAACAGGATTAAAAATAGCTGTGTCCGTTCTTGGAATCAATGGCAAACCTAATTGGATATCATGAAAGTTTTGATATTGAACCAATTTACCATTAATGTAAAAGTTTAACGATAAATAATAATCAATGTAAATTCGGTTAATCTGTTTTTCAAACGGTGCTGATGTTGCACTGGTGAATGGGTACATAGGTTTAATTTCAACATCATAAAGCAATCCGATCTGAACTTCCCCCTGCTTCATTAAAGGATTGGCAACAGTAATAATGCCATTTACCACCAACCATTGGCCATAATCTTGTTTTTGATAAACTACCTGAACAGCATATCCATTGAATCGTTCCAGACCCTCTATAACACCAGTATTGGCCATATAATAATTTTCTGAACTATCAATATAAGTTTCACTCTCAAAGCGCTCTATTGTATAGGTTTGCGTTAAATCATAATATTTTAATATATATACATAATTATTAACTGAACATATATCAATCAATGTCACATCATTTTTAAAAACAATTGGCGTGAGTGCCGCTAACCTTATCTCAGTAGCAAATTGAAAAGTGGTTATTGTGTTATCGCTATTATTTAATAAATAAATAAAATTATCCTGTGATATGTCTGTACCTCGCAATAATGCGCGACTTTCTGGGTTTTTCATTAAATGCTGACTGGCTGGTGCCACATTGGTTGATTGATACGCTAATCCAACGCCTGTGAACCGATAATTAATCATTGATTTACCAGTTTTTTGTACAAAATAAGAGTCATTTAGATATGTTTGCGGTTTTAATATGGTTGATGAACCATAAGAGGATTGCTGACGTATAGAAAATGTACTTGGTGTCAAACCTACGTCTTCATTTTGAGGACACGCAAATTCATAATTAGAGCAAAATAATTCAAGCTGCTTGCCTCCATTCATCCATAACAATGCCCCGCTATTGGTCTGGCCTATCGTGTAAATAATGGCATCTGTATCGCGTCCTGTCCCTACATCAAATGATATAGGTTGATTAAGGCGCGAACCAAATATTGTATTAGATAATAAAGCCGTACTTCCAAACCATAACCTATTCTGAAAATACAATGTTTTTGATGGATAACCTAATCCATATGGATTTCCTAGCGCACTTACCCATGACGGTTGTCGTATAGAATATTGTGAACCTACTGTAGATGCTCCCGAAATAATAAAAGCTATTTGTATTAATGCAGTAAATGTAACTGTAGTGGTTGTTTGAGAAACGGAAGTAATAATTGCATACCCAATAGGAGATAATTCACTTTGTCCACCCCCGATAATCTGCCCACCAATCCATGCATTGGTAAATACAGGAATTCCTGCACCATAGGGCATATTAGTAAATACTGCCGTCAATGTCTCGCCACTTAATCCCGTTCCTGTTCCTGATGAAGATAGTGCAACTGTTGTATTATTGTAATTAATTTGATTAAAATCATAAGCGGGTAACGGGTAAATATCCAGATATTCAAATGAAAAATGCAGCGGACTATAACTATCAATAAATATTCTACCAGGTGGATAGTTTGGGGATGTTAAAACAAGCGTATCATTATCTTCGGTGTAATCTAATCCAAATAAATCACTCGCCTCATAATCAACTGGAATGACCTGAATTAACCTTACTGAATCTTCATCAATAACTACAGAGTCACCTGTATATATGACAACTTGATTTTCGTTATAATCAACAACATTGGCCGAACCCGTTGGAGTCGTTAGAATATAAAAATATTTGCTAGCACCCAATACAATATAATAATTACCGTATTTATCTACAAATTCATACATGACAGACGTGGGTGATGCTAATGAAGATACATTGGAGTACATGACAGTGCCTTTGCGCTTCTTGGCAAGACCTGTCGTACCTACTTCAATGTTTAATAAACTTTGGGCGGCTGTCAGATATTCTTCAACATCAGTGCGCTTCCAAGTTATTTCACTTACTTCACCCGCTAGAAATGATGTTTGTCTAATCATTTTTGACATATTATATACCAACTATACAAAAGTAATACGATTAAAATCATTATACGGGGTTGCGAAATGAGGATTTAACATGTTGTCTTGAACTTCTGCCTTAGCAATCATTTTTTCATATTCTTTTTCAAGGTAAGTCGTCAATTGAATATTATTTGTCAATGTGGGAGCAAGTTTTGCTGCTGCATAAAGTACAAGCGCACGAGAAAACAAAGGTGTATATATTTCCGGTAATGCTTGATTGACAATATAGTAATAAGCGATTGGTTTTATCTGCGCCAGTAGATACCCATCAGCAAATTCATATACAGGCCATTGAGAACCTGTTGCTTCAAATTTAAAGAAACGCCCGAAATCCGTAGGAACTTGGTACGTATACTCATAATCTGGGCTAAAATTAAAAGTTAATGGCGTATTATCTGCAATAAATTTAACAAGGAACGACCAGTTGGCCACTAAATATAATTCAGGAACTAACTCAAATAATTTATTCGATACTTGCTGTGCATCAGGACTTTCAGTGATAGATGATACGGATGGTCTGCCCAACTCGGATAACGTTCTATTAACTAACTGTAGTTGAGTGGGCATGACAGTCCTTGAATAGGTAGAGCAGGATTTTAACCCCGCTCTGGATTAACTAGATAACTTCAAAGCCAAATATCAATGTACCATTGAGCGCAGTGCCTGCAACGTTATTGTTATAAAGACTAAGTGTAGCTGAACCATTGCCTGGGATTGCACGCAACTCAATACCGCGAGTCGTGTTTGTTCCACCCATTAACTGCAAATTCACAATAGATGTGGTTGCAATTCGTGAGTTAGTCAATGTAAAGGCATACGCTGCTGCTGCTGCGGTTGTCAGTGCCTCAGTAGTAATTACCCCTGCCTGATGATTGATAGTTGCTGCACCCGCTGTACTGGTGGCAGTTCCTCTATCCATAACAATAGAACCTGTCATGGTTCCACCAGCCAATGGTAAGCCGCCCAAGTTAGCTAATGAAGTCGATGCACTTTGTACGTCTGAAAGGTTATTAGCCGATATCAAAGCATTTGATGCATTTGTGGTTTCATTTACTGGGGTTGCTTGGTAATTGAAAATTGATACACCAGGATCGCCACTCGACAAAATAGTGATCGTGCTCGCACTGGCAGTAATTTTTTGAATATTTACCGCATTTGCAGACGTAGCCCATTTGCCAACAATGTCACTAGTTGCTGTGATGTTCGCATCAGTAATGGTTGTTGTTGCACTGCCGCCCGCATTTGAATAAGTTGCTACATAAAGCCCCAAATTCGTTAAAGCAGTAGATGCCACAAAACTAACATAACCAATGACCGAAACACCTGGATCGCCACTGCACAAAATAGTTACCGTTCCAGCTGCCACTGTAACCTTTTCAATGATAACCGCATTTACCGAACTGATAATGCTTGCATTTACTTCCATTGCCGTTGTGATCAATGCATCAGTAATTACAATCGTAGCCGAACCGCCAGCATTGCTATATCGCGCTACATTAACACCAATATCAGCCAACAATATTGAAGGGGTAAATGCAATATAGGTCAATGTTGATGCACCTGGATCTCCCGAAGACAACACGGTGAATGTACCAATGCCAGGTGTTACTTTCTCAATTGAAACCGCATTAGCACTGGCTTGCCAAGCGGCCAAAATAACCATGTTAGGGTTAATTTGAGAATCAGTAACAGTAGTTGTTGCACTTCCACCTGCATTGGTATATCGAGTTGAACGAACCCCATAAGCACCTATACCTGTCACTGTAGAAGCTGATTGAACCAGATTCCAGTTCAAGGCAATAGGATCGAAATTAACGCGAAATGTAGCCGTTAAAGCTGCTTCACCTACATCAAGTGGGAATACACTGGTATCAGAATAATTAACATAAAGAATATCATTTAATTTGAATTTTTGTTTTAAGTCATTCAAATACCCAGCAACCAATAACTGAGCCAAAGTATCTTTTGTACTGGCAACAAAAATATTAGGTGCTGTACTGATATTCGCTTCCGTTACTATCGCAAGCGTTTCAAAATTAGACATGATTGCTCCTTATGCGTTAGCAACGTAGGGGTTAGCAGTTTCAATCAATGCAATACCGTTATACTGAATAACGTTCGCACCTGACGTCAGTACGGTCAACAATTCCCAACGGTCATTTTGTGGCACCCAAGTAATACTGGTTGACACGTCACGGTTGAAAATCTGTACCATGGAGTCCATATGAACCAGCGGGGTAAGGTAAGTATCAACACCCATAGCCGTTGTAAATGGAATCGTATTGATACCGTTAGCACCTAATGTTCTGATGTCAACGCCAAGGTATGAAGACAGTTTATTATCAACCAGTGGACGTACATCATTGTAAAATATGTTAACGACACGATCATCATTCAACATAGATTGTTTGGTAATCGCTGGCAACCAAAGAGAACATGAGTTATTCATCACGTTCACGCCCTGATTTTCAAGATAAGACAATGCTTGCGCCATCTTGCCTTCATTCATACCGGTATTCACACCCACTGTACTGTCAACAGTGAAAATAGTGCTGAATCCAATAGAGGTATATAAGGCATTAATCTTGATATAATCCACCATGCGCGCTGCTGCCAATGCATGCAATTTAGCATGATCAACAATCTTGTCATAAGCAAACAACGTTTTCTCACCACCACCGATAACTGTTTTAAGAGCATAGTTATAAGGAATGATCATAACGTTTGTAGGATTAACTGGTGTAACTGGAATATCTACAGGCGCATAGGTCTGTGATGTCATTTCAATGATGTCAGATACAGGAACGTTGGTAGCTTCACCAGTTGTTCCGTGACGTTCTTCAATCGTATCTGCCAAGTACTGACTATTTTGATATTTGATAGTGACTTCGGTATCGAATAGTTGCGACGCCGTTGCTAAGTCTATTTGATCGGCCATGAGGCAAACTCCAATAGTAAAAATAACTGTATGAATGAACATACGCCTATAGATAACTATTGGGTTACGGATTTTACCGGCCAATATTATTCGTGATCAGAATATCAAGGTTGCCAGGTTGGGCTTGAGTATTCGTGACCATTCATTTTATGGCCGATCGATTGTATAAGTCAACTGTGTTTCATTCACCTTTATGTGCCATTGCTGCTGATAATGCAATGTAACGCTTCTGTGCTTCTACTCTTGCTTTTCCTCTTGATTTAGTCATGACTTCTCTTGCTGCGAGTAAATCTTGATGCGTCACTTCATTATAACTTCCTACTGTCACGCGATTACTACCTGGAACAGTGGAGTTTAACGTTTTTGTGCGTTGATCGAGGAGTTGATCGCGCAAATCCTTATCCTTAATTGCCTCTTTTAACAATTTTTCTGCAACCTTGTCAGGATATGTCTTTGTAATGAAGTCTTGCAGTAGATTAAGATTGTCAGCACCGATTTCCTTCTTGGCATTCTCAAATGATTCCAGTTTTGACCTTACAGAGTTGGTTTGCTGTACTGCAAGCCGTTCAAATTGCGCCTGCGTTAATCCGCTTTCTTTTGCTGCCTGCTTTAATTGCAGCATGTCGTTATCGTGCAGTGTTGCGTTGGATGGAATTTGATAATCATCCGGTACATGTGTGGATTCGTCGTACTTTTTCTTTAGGTCTTCATTGTCCTGATATACCTTAGCGGCATTGTTATAGCCAACCTCCAGTTCTTCAACTGTTTTGAATTTACCAGCATATAGTTTTACATCGTCACTCATTCGGAACCTCGGTTAATTGTTTTTGAATCATTGCTTCAACTTTTTTAACGGTATTTTTAATGCCACGGATAACGGATTGACGACCGAAGTAAAATCCTAAAACGCCTGCCGTCATATTCACTTCGTCTGGTTCTTCCCAAAATAACTCATTTGTTAATTCGACGATTACCTCACGCCCTAACTCGCTTGTATAGAGCGCATAGCATTTGTACTCTTGAGGTGTGATTAATTTTGCTTCCAATAATGTATTTATCATATCGTTTCTTTCGCAGCTTCTGGGAACTGTACAGCTCCAGCGGTTGTTGATGGTGGTGCGCCCTGAACCTGTTGCTGTTGTTGGGCTGCTTCGGCCAATGTTTGTTTTAACTTATCATCAGATACAGACAGTTTAGCCGGTATATTCAGTTTTTCATTAATGAATCGATTAGCTTCAAACATGTCCGTGCTTATCATCGGCGCTGATTGACCCCAGAACTGTTGCTTGATTTGCAAGGAGGTAATGAAGTGGTTAAGGTCAGTCTGATTCTGGATGTCGTATAGTGGTGATTGGAATGCAAACTTTAATTTTGATGGCTCGAAACCTGGTATTACTTCTTTTGGCTTTAATAGCAGTCCTCTGGCGTTTAATATTTTGGCTGATGTCTCAAATATTTGTCGTGGCAATTCATTTATTAATCGGGATATGTCTGTGCTGGCTGTTCGTTGCGCTCTGTTTTCGCGCACTGATATCTCGGTTGCTGATTTGACAGGTGTTTGAATCTCTCCCAATGGGTCAACCATAAACGCCTTTTGGATCGTCTCCTGCATGTGCACTATCTGCTGGAATACGTCAGGGTATTCAGGCATCTGCAAGGCTTCCAATGGATTGCGTCCATTAGGTTGCCTAGCTATCATAGCACCTGCCCATTGTCTTACTGAGTACGGATTGAAATATGTGCCTGCATCATAGAACATCGGCGGATTGGCTTTAAAAGCCATATTCTTTCTGGAATACTCGACTATACGATTAAGATCGATAATCGTTGGCATCATATCAATACCAATTCCACGTCCTTCAGCTTCACCTGGTCGTACCCTGTCACGATAAACAATGATTTGCCTGTAATCGGAATACCTATCCCAAAGCACTGTAAAAGGGTCATCATCAAGTACAGCATAAATATAATATTCCTCTTTTCCTACCTCAACCTGACCATAGTTAACGGAATAGGTATCATTAGGATTGTCTTTTAGATTATTAAATTGAGTACCATGATAATCTGGGAACGTATCAAGAACCGCTCGCCCCGTCATTTTAGACACATACCAACAGTTTTTAATCAGGTCATCATTACAATACTCAATGTACAAAGCAACAGCGGGAATACTACGAAAATATAAAGGAACTTCATCCGAGGGACTTTCCACCCAGATAACTCCTGTTCCTCCAACCAAGTCCAAGTTACTAGAGCCAACAACGCGAGCCAAGTTAGATTCATTAAGATAAAACATAATTCTGTCATTGATCTTATCCAGTGTTAATTGACCCTTTTGTATATCAGTTTCATCATGCATGTGTGGATCTAAAACATATTTAGCCCAAACCCTATCCTTAGGCATCAACAAACCATGCAAATCATTCGCCCGCTGATAAGCTGCAATCATTGCGGTATTATCCCAGATCATATTTGTGACAGGTTTACCAGTGTCCGTATAATTGAATTTGATATTGAATGCATCACGATCAGGAATGACGTAGAAGTATAAATTTTTGTAGAGAGCAAGCCATCTATCTTTATAATAACGCGCCTCTTGAAATCTAGCATTTAATTTATGGAAATTTTCAGGTGGTTGCATTATTAACTTACTCCACTGCTAACGCTTTTGTTTGGATGCCATGACTCTTTACCCTGTGAATGTATGATATCAAGCCTTTGTTGATACAGATTCTTTTTTTTAGCTTGGATCTCTGCTTGATTCTGCGCAAATTGCTGCTCAACTAAAGCATCTGATGCGCTTTGCTGTGAGTTTTGACTGCCTGAATTTCCACCACCGAATAAACCCATGTTATCGCCTCCAATGATGCAATAATTCATAGTCATTGTCATCGTTGCATAATAGCTTAGTATAGAGATGTTGCGGGTTAAAAGTAAATCCAATATTTATTCCTGATACGTAACGGTTATATTCATTGCATGAACGTACAATATAAGGCTTCCAAGATATCTCTACCCGTTTATGTACCATCACCACAATCAATGCGGTTAATGCATTAATATGTTTTAATCCCCTGCTAAGTGATAAACAACTTTTTGCATGAATATTTCTAACATGCACACCTGTTAAATCAAACTCATGAGCCAGATATAATTCACCGTCAAATGTAATGATATTGCAATGTTTAAATGTATCTGAGAATGCTAGTCGAGATTGAATACCGCCGGAGTGATTATAGAAACAAAAAAAACATATCATTTTGAGTTTATTTCATCTTGTAAATACCAGATAGCTTTTCGTAAATCTTCTTTGCTATTTCCTTTGAAATCTGCACGCCATATATATTTTATTGCATTGCCTAAATTGAAATTAAAGTGACGTGTAATTTCAATGCATTCAATAGCGGTAATAGCTTCACAAATGCAACATATACTGTTTATATCTCTTGATGTGTAATGTTTGGGATGATTCACATTGTCCATTTGCATAACTTCCTAGTGTAAAATATCTATCACTTCTTGTGCATGTTCTATCTTTGCATGCATCAGTCGCAAGTTTCCATCTTCAATCTTGAATAAACATTGATATGAATAGTTCTTTTTCTCGAATGTAAAATCACGCGAGTACTTTTGCCACTCTTTATATACAGGACGGTCTTTAATATCGCTCCATATCATCAGCATAATTGATCGCTCTAATTCTGACATCTGGGCGAGTCGTTTAATCTTCATTATTTTTTAATTCCTGAACTTTTATTCGACTTTGCTTTTTCTTTTCGTTTGCTTTGATTTGATAGTATGAAATGGACGGTACTATTTGATACGTTTTTCCTTTGTTAGCAATCAACGCATCATTCAACGCCTGCTGTATTGCAGACGTTAAGTTATGTTTTGTTTTCATTATTGCTCGATTGGGTTTTGATCTGTTGTATTTGATGCTTTTATAACTGCTTCTTGCTGCAAAGTAAGGATCGAGTTTTGCATCCACATATGACCCTCATCAAAACGAATGAATGCTTGTTGCTTTTGAAAATCTTTTCCTTCTGTTTCATTTACTATATGCATTAATGTGGCAAATGCTTCGCGTAATTTATTTAGTTTTTCATGCAACTGGTCGACTGTAAGTATCATTTTTTTTTCTTCTTTGGTTTGACCCGACTGGGTAATTTTTTGATGCTGGGGGTTGCAGATGCAAATTCTTTTGCAATGGCTGGTTTATTTGCAAATAGATATGCAGCTTGCTTTTTTGATTTAAACGGCATTATTTTTTCATAGCCTTTTTAATCATCTTTTTATCTTTTTTCGCGTCTTTTTTCTCTGACGCCTTGATTTTCTTGTCCATCATTTTTGCTTCTGCTTTAGCTTTCATTTTTGCGCCTTGAAGTAAGTATCAATTAAATCATATAACACATTTTCATCAATTAAAAATGATTCACTCTCTCGATTTGTGATCCAATACTTCCCATTATTGATTTCTGTCATATTAGGCCGGTATTGGATGATATAGGATTGTGAACTTTGATGATCTTTATATACTTTTAAATACATTATTTAGCTGGAATTGTTGGCTGGGCTATTGTTTCAATTTTACCCTTGATCCAAGTTGCCAAAGCATTCGCAGCGATATCAACTTCACGCAAAAATTCAGCTTGTATTTCAGGTTCCCATGTGATTAGTTCTTTTTCTAAAATAGGTAAAACAGTGTTGATTGCGAACGTGATTAATACAGACATTTTATATCCTTATTTATGGAGTTTTTTTAGGGTTTCTGCCAATCGTGCTCGCTTACCTTCTTTGCCTGTTGCTTTTGCTGCTTTAGCGAGTTTTTTGGCTGGGATTTTCTTACCTTCTGGGACGCCTAATTCTTTATGCAATGCGCCAGGCTTTTTAATCGCTTTTTGGATCCACTTTTTGTCCGCCATGATTAACACCTTTGTTCTGATCAATAAGTGATTGCATTAGCATTTTATAATCGTCTAACAATTGCTTGTAAAGTTCGCTATCTTTCCCAAATTCTTCTGAGCAACATTTTTCCAATAACCAAGAGATAGCTTGCCAGCTTTTTGGCATAGCTTCAATGGTTTTAAACATTTCTCCCACTTTATCGGCGCGGGCTTCTCGTACGTTTGCAAAAAATTCTGAGAATATTGTATCGCGTCCAGCGAGGTGATCTTCTTCACCATATTTAATCCAGTTAAATACAGTTTGATGATGCTCCCTAGCTTTTGCGGCAGCATTATAAATAGATAGATGAGTTCTTATTCTATCAATGATTATTTGACCCTTTTCAACTGTAAAAGTGTGAGGTCTACCGACTGGAGCTGTTTCTTGCTTTTCTTTTTTCATACCCAAAGTATTACAAATTCTCCACGCATTTAAAATACCCTAATGAAAATAAATTATTATATTTGTATAGTTCGCTTGACATAGACTATACATGATAGTATAATAACGGCATACACAAACAAAACACTTAACATAACGGGGATTTAAAATGATTACTTTATCTGATTTAACATTAACAAAACCTGCATATATCGATGGGGACGCATACCACGCTCACGCAACAGACAAGGCAGGCAATGAATATATGGTTACATGGGAAATACTTGTTGATAATATAGAATCGCTTGAAGATGAATCAGACGCCTGTGACTGGGAACAACCTATTTTTATAACAAAACTTTAAGGAAATAACATGAACCATATACAATTCTATGAACAGGTAATCACAGGAACAGAATACAGAAATATGAATTTGCGCGTACTAATAAAATACATTCACGAATTAGAGCTAGCAAACGCAAAGGATGTTTTAATTGAACTGTCACACTTTATCAAGCTAAAGCAAGACGATTTTAACGCATTAATAAAATATGACAGCTCAATACAGTTTTAAGTATTAACTAACATAACATTTAACATAACGAGACATAACATGATAATAAAAGACGCTCTTTCAATCCTAAGCCTATCTGGCGATTACAACCCAGATATCATCAAGGCAGCCTATCGCAAGGCATGCTCAGTATATCACCCTGATCGCAATCCAGCGGGCTTGGAGATGATGAAATTAGTTAACGAAGCCTACGCCACCCTTAAAGACAAGACAGGATCAGAAATCGTGGTAACTGGCGATATATCAAGCTACGGAGAGGACATTTTCAAGGCGCTTAGCGCGGTGATTAACTTAGGTTTAGATATTGAAATATGTGGCGCTTGGGTCTGGTTGCACGGCGATACAAGGCCTCACAAAGAAATTATAAAAAACGCTAAATTTAGATGGGCACCTCAGAAAAAACTATGGTACTACCGTCCAGCGGATTATAAATCAAAAGGACGGGGGAAATTTTCAATGGATGAAATAAGAGAAAAACACGGCAGTCAGAAAGTTCAACCCAAAGAACGTCAATATTTAAAAGCTGCGTAAAATAACCGGCTGATTCGACATTAAACGTCAAAATCAGCCTTCATTTTCGATAAAAGGAGAAAATAACATGAATTTACAACAGCAAAAAGAGTTAAAAACATTAGCTATTAAATATGCAAAATCACTTTCTGAAAATGGTTTTAGCACAGAACTTCACTATAAGTTTATTATA